TATCTTTTAAAAGATTTAAACGTTTTATTTCTTCTGGATCACACCATTTATTATCTAAATATGTGGATTTTAATATAAAACAACCATCTAAGTTTACACCTTCAACAAACCAACGTTTATATACCCAATTCTGTTTTGATATTGGATTAAAAGCAAAATATAATTGTTTATTTTTAACTTTACCTCTTAAAGTTCCATCAATAGCATCTACATCTTCTTCTGTAAAGTCTGTACACTCTTCAAAAAACGCTAAATCAAAATTCGCAAATCCACGAGCTTTGTTTTCAGAATCCATACCCGACATCTTAATTAATGTACCAGTAACAGGTAAAATTATTGTTTTCTCTGATTTATTAATTGTACAACCATCTAATATCTGAAACTTTTCCAATGCATCAATTGTCATTTGCCAAATTGTTAAATTAACTCTGTTTGTTTCTTTGATTAAAAATAACATTCGGCGCTTTTCTTTTAATCCAAGTAAAATGCACTTATCTATTATAAAGTGACTCTTCCCCGATTGCCTTCCACCATAAAAAATGTTATAACGAAATTCTGTCGAATTAACATAAGGAAAATAAATATTATTAAACATATTTTTTTTAATTCGTAGTTTATCTATATTAAACTGTTTTGCTATTTTTCTTCACCTTCTTACTAATAATAATTGGCTTGTTATAAAATCCATCTGTAGACCTTTAAATTGTCATAGACGAACGTAATTATATAAATTGAGTAATTGTACTAAGTAATATTAATGTGGCTTAAAAGCTTTTTAAAGAAAATTGTTTTGTTGCGTTGAAACTACTTCCACTAATTTTCCCACGTTGTCATTTTTGACATGAAAGAAAATTATTTGATTATGTTTGTTCAAATTTCAGTTGTTTTAAGGTTTATTTTTGAGTGCATAAATCTATGCGAGTATATAGTGGGTAGGTAGTACCCCCTTTGGTGAGGATGCCCCTATTTAAATAATCAATCAATAAAACATTTCTTTTATCTTTTGTATTTTCCTTGTTTCATTTTCCTTGAATACTGCATGAAAACAATCCAATTATGCACTGAAATAGTTGAATAAATAATCATAAATAAAAATAGCAAATGCAATAAATAAATCCCATTCGATAAACCTATTGCAAATGCTACATTATAACCTTTTAATTAATCCTATATAATATACTATTATATGGTACAAAGGTTCGGTTTTGTGACAAACTATTGTATTATACTTCTATCATTACCAACTAATGTAATAATCACTGAATGTTTTATGCATCCACATTTTACATACAAATTATATTATTGTACGTTATTACAACACATTATTCTTCTTCGCTGGCATCGTTATCATCATCATTAAAGAACTCAATTGTTATTGTTTTGTTGGTGTTAACGTTAATGTCTATGTTATCTTTTAAGTGATTATTTTCCTTTAATACCATTTCAACAGCACGAATTGAAGTTCTTGCATCTGATGATTCAAGTAATTCATCAAGTTTTTTCAATGCTTTATTACTCATTTCCTTAAACTTAGCGTTTCTTTCTTTTTGTAATTCTTCAACGAATAAATCCTGCTTAAAGTAACTATACCAAGTAGACTTTGGAATATTTAATTCTTCATATATTTCTTTATTAGTTTTATAATCACCATAAACAAGCATATATATTGCTTGTGCTTGCACATCTGATAATCCTGCTAACGGTTTATATTTTCCATCAGCACCTCTTAATTTAGGCATAATATCAACCCCTTTCTATAATTAAATTATATCTATCATTATCCCTTAACCAATCATAAAACTTATTGATATATACTCCATAACCCTTACTATTACTATTACTATCTATATAATCAACCCTTTTATTATCCCTACCATAATAAGTATTAATATATTCCCTTAAATCCTGCATCAACATAAAATACATTACACAATTTATATTATCGTAAATACATATCACATCCGCAGCGCAGCACCTAAACCAACCATCACTATTTATATTAACATTCTGTATATCCTCAATAAAAAACCTTGCATAGTTTTTATTTCTCATTAATCCGAATTGTTCATCTGTTTTAATTTCAAAGCTTAATATATCATCATCTGTATATACTAAAAAATCAATATCTTGTTTCTGATATTCTGGAACTGTTCTTACATCCACTATAAAATTATTTAATTCTTCCATATAATCAATAAAAACATCTTCACCAATTTCCCCAACTTTTAATGCATTTTCAAATATTTGTTTCTTCGCCATTATTAATTACAAACCATTAAGGCATTTGCAATTAGTTATTATCTTTTATCTTCTTTTATGTTATAACCAAAAGAAGATACCTATTTAACGGTATCTCCTATTTATTATTCTTTAATTCTTTTACTTTCCGTCTAACTTCAGCATAAGCACCAATAAAGCTATGCAAAAATACATCAGTCTTATATCTTTCTAAACACTTACTTACATCATCATTGACAATAACAAAGCATTTATTATCAGGATCAATTCCCCAAATAATGTTTTGACAATCATTTGCAATAAGATAAGCGATACGATTTAAACTATATATCCTTTTATCTTCCATCATTTACCCCTTTATACATTTTTAATTTATCTGTAATTTCTTCTCCGGCAATACCAAAATAATTATCTGTATTATCCTTTTCCCTGATTATGTAAATCGGTACACCTAAACCATATAAATAATTAATTACAGCCGGATCATGCAATATTCTATTTTTATTCAATGTTGTTGGATTATCAGTTTTATACATCTTTATTTTCTTCATCCTTTTTCTTCTCCATAATTGCAATTATTTGATTACATTGTTGTTTTATATCTAATATTAACCTGTTACCTTCATTTACTGATTCTTTTAAATCAGCCAAATCAACTAAAATATCATCCAAATCATCTACAACTTCAGCAATCCAAAATTTCATTTCCTTGTATAATTCCTTTTTACTTCTACCAAATAATTTAATTCTTACCTTATTAATCATTATCTCTTCTCCATAAAATTTGTCGTTCTAATTAAATTTTTTGCATCTATCTTTAGCCCAAACTTTTGTGCTAATTCAATTAATGTATAATATTTATCTACTATTTTAATATTATCAAATATCCTAACAACACGTAAAATTTCTTTTTGTTTATATTCCTCTGATTCTTGTTTTAATTTTATGTATGCCTTATTTATAGATAATTTTTTATCGTCTAATGCTTTAATTATATCTTCATCCGCATTTTGATATATGTATTCAGCTTTATGGAAAGTATCTTTACCGCCTATGCCTAATTCTTTAGCAACTCGTTCATCTGTTCTAACATTTGTCTGAATTTCGACAGAAGTCAAATCTGTTCTTGTTCCTTGATTCATCTTAGCAATCTTACTATATTCTTCTTTTAATTGTTCCACCCATTTCATTAAATTGATATATATTTTCTTTAATAAATTTTTTTAATTTCTTATTATCTTCTTTACCATTTACTACATTAACTTTTAAAGTTCCTAATTCAATCATTTTTTACATTCTCCATTCTATTTGTAGGGAGCGACAAATTTAACGCACCTTTTGTATTTTTTATTTGTGCAGTCCCAATTTAGGATTACATACATCTAAACGTACTGCGAATACGTTTAACTATTTTTTTGCATTAAAAAAGACACCTTCCAAAGAAAGTGCCTTAATTTATTGTTATTTAGTTAATGTTTAAAAGGATTTTTTTTATATCCCGTATTAGCTCTTGATTTATTTGCTTCTTCATATACCATATTTGCTATATTCTTAGAATTAGCTTTAAATTGTTCTAGCATAACCTGATTATTTTCCAAAATAACTTCCGTAACTGCATTTATAATTTTTTCATCTGTAACTTCATATTTTGCAAATATATTTTTAATATCTGTTCCTTCCAATCCTATTTTTTTAATTGGCATTTACTCAATCCCCCATTCTACGCAAACCTTGCTATAACTGGTTCTATTCTACCTAATGAATAAATTAATGTTGTTACTGGTATATATTCCTTTGAACGAATATCCAGTTCAATTTCAGTATTAACTTTACTACCCAACACAACCCAATCACCAATTTTTAATAATTCATTAGCATCTGCTAGCTCAACTTCCTGTATTTCAATTATTTTAACACCATTCATTTGCATTACCCCCATAAAATATATTTTGACAATATATTACCATATTCTACATATCATTGCAAACGTTATTTATTTCTTTTACATAAAATGCCATAATACATTGTCAAAATGTACTAATCCTCTTCATCATATACTGACAGTTCACCGTTAATTAAATCATCAATATATTTATCTTCTATTGCAGTTATATAATTAGCTAAATTTTCGAATACGTTAACATTGTTATTTAATATTTCTTGTGCTTTAAGCAAGAATCTTTGATATCTTTTATATTTAAAGTATAAATTATCTGAACATTTTTCAATATCTAAATTATAGTCAAAATTTTTTTGTACATTTTCAATTAATAATATTGCTTTATTCAATTCGGTATTAATATTTTCAATTTCTAATTTTAAACTTTCTTCCATTTAGCACCTCATAATATTATTTTTAATAACATAATATCATAAATGCTAATAATTCAAAACACTTAATTAGGTATTAAATAAATTTAATCCCTCGTATCCTTGACTGAAGTCAAGTCTACAACAATATAATATAGTTTCTTCTAAAACGGAACAATTCAAAACAATATAATATAAGTATATAACCTATTATATATTGTTTTAAAATGTTCCACTTTTATATTTTCATTTTGTTCAAGGACGTTAGTCCGATGAACCAGACACAAAGACGGTTTTCCTTTGTGGATGCATATTATATTGTTTTAAATAGATAATCATACATATCTTCATCTAAATCAATATTTGATTCTTCTATATAACTATCAATATTAATTATTTTACCTTTTTGTTGGCTATCTTCAACTAATTCACCACAATTATATAATCCTATAATTAAATTTTCATCATCAATTATATTTCCTTGCCAAAAATATTTATCTAATTCTAATATAGCTTTAATATGTCTTTCTGCTGTGTATGGATAAAATGAACCTTTATATGATGATGGCATCTTTTTATTAAATAAACCTTTATGAATAGCAATAGCATATTTATTTCTTAATTCATTTATATTTGTAGTTGGACATTCTATA